TTTGCCACCGTGATAGCGATGCGCTGGGTAATCTGATAAGAGTTGCGTCCATCCGCTGACATATTTAGTTCGCCATAATCCACGAATAGGAACGAGCCCACTAACTTATCGATACGCTGCTTCAATTCTTCGAACGACTGACCATAGACATAGTTGGCGATCTCAGGAAGTCGCGACACATTGGGAAGTTTGTCAAGAGACTCCGCAAGGTCATTATAACCAGGGAAGTCGCTCGCACCATTGGTAAGTATAGCACGAACACCCTCTTTTGACGGGTATTGTGCGAAATAAAGAAACTGATCTTTAATCATAATATCTTATCGATTACAGAGATAGGCAGCCCTACCTCTTCACTGATTTTTAATTTATCCCAGCCAAAGCCCTTCATATCCTTGACTGCATCGATAGTCTTCTTACGCAACACCTTCAGATAAGTAAGTACGTTCATCTGCTCTATCTGTTTTGCATTTCCAAGCCCCTCCTTGGAGAGGTCATAGAGTGCGTCAGAGGCATCGGTGGTGATAGGCTGCTTGGGTTTATGAGCGAACTTAGACAGCAGAGAGAATGAAGTTTTACTAAACAGATAATTGTTAAACGCCTGAAAATTAAACGATATAGCCGTAAGCGTTTCGAGTGGAAGTTTAGCGAAATCGTTAGCCAACTCGTGCGCACGCTCAGAATTGTATTCTTTCTCTGGATAGTATAAGATTGCAGCGAGCAACGGCAACGACTCCTCACCTCTATCGATAAGTCCCTGCGCCTCGACATACTGAAGTGCAGTAAGCGAGCAGGTGAGTGTACCGAAGCTCGTCTCAATTCGATAACCAGGATAAGAACGTCCGCCAATCTGAACAGAAGGGATGAGTTGCGCACAGAAACAGAGGTCGATTACGTATTGATAGTCGAGTCTGCGCAGCACACGTGCAAGTGGAATATTCAGGCGATAAGGGTCAACACGACGGCATAACTCGTAAGTATCCTCGTCTACACCATCCAAGACACTGTTGTTATCAGGGTAGTTTATCTGAAACATAAACGTAAGTTGTTCAGAGATTGCGACGAGGTTAGCAATCTGTTCCTCTGAATGGAACTTGCGTTTGTTCCAGCCCATGATATCGCATAGCCAGTTAATTCGAACCTCTCCAGCTGACAACTCGCCTGCTGCCATACGAAGGAAGTCGCCTACAAGTCGGGTATACTGACGGTCGTTCATCGCATCCCAACGGTTAGGGATGCGATGTATGTCGCCTTTATATACAAGTTCGATATCTTTCATTATGGCAACATTATAATGTTATCATCAGGGTGATTGTACGCTGAGTTCGAACAGAAGTCAGAGACAGACTCAGAGGAGAGCAGTGTATCAGCATTCGAGAGGAGTTCTTCCGCCTCACGATCGAGGCGGTCGGCAAGTGCGAAGATAGCACTGGATTCATCCTTGCCAGAGCGTGCAGCGTGACTATCATCGAAGAGGTTTCGAATCGTCGAAGGGAACTCGAGGATATCAAACCTACGGAGCGACTTTGCTATTGTCTTCTTTACCAAGGCAAGCAACAAGATAGGACGAATGCGCTCTCTATTATCATCTGTAAGTTTCTCGAAGTAAATCGACATAACTTCATCGAGTGTTTCCTTCTGCAATGGTATAGTTCTGAAGAAGTAAAGATAAGATGCATCGATAGGATAGATTGAATCCATCTGATCCATTGTTTTTATTTCGCATCGCTCCAAGATAGGGAAGTAAGGTGTCTTGCGCCACAGTTCTGCAATATCACCTTCTGTTGGTTCAGACAACAGTTGTACAAGCGTGTCGATTGCATTACAGTAGTTTTCCATATAAGAACGCTTCATCGCCTCCAGCTCATACTTATACACATTGACCTCGCTCTTCCTTCGATTCACACTATCAAAGATGATTTGATTTGCCATGGTCATGTTTGCCATAGCAGCACGCAGAGCTTCCATAAGAGGAGAGTCTTCTTTCTCTTTTAAAAGCTCATCGAACACAGCACGACTGATTACGGTTTCGATGCGCTTACGTGCTGTAAGACCAGACGAACGCAAATCGTTCAGGTCCATATTAGTTTCCACTCCAGGCGCATAAAGACTGAAGGTGGAGAAGTTCTTGAAAATATCTACTAATACATTCTTCATGACTGCTGCTGATTTAGTCTGTCTTTCGGTGCGACGTCTTCCTGTCGCTGTGGAACCTCACGATAGAAGCCTATGCGATAGCCTTGTCTATAGAGGTCTGGGAAATTCAATCTGAGAGCGAGATTAAATGGTTCTGCGCATATCTCGTCCTCTGGTGTGAGGGACATTATATAGATAAGGTAGTTATAGTATGCGTCAGAACCTGACTTGCTGATAACACCATCTTTACTAACTGCGGTGATAGAAGCATCCAAACCAACGCTTGATAGTAAGGCTTCTTCCGCTCGCTTATCGTAGGAAATCAACGCATCGATATATTCCTTATACTTAAGGTCGATCGTTTCGATTCTCCATTGCTGTTCGTTACCAGAACTATCCGTAAATGAGATTGAAGAGTAGGCTTTACCTTGATTGTCGGCACCGCTCAGATAGTCGCCTATCTTGCGCAGCTCCAATCGCATATACTCTACAAGTAACGATTCACGATATTCAGTACCGATACTGATACCGTTATATTTAACCAAGTCTTGCTTCTTAGACGAACGAACCTTATTCTCCTCGCATAGCTTAACTAACTGATTACGCTTGCTGGACACCCACGCATTCGGAATGATGATGTGTATCTTCGCTGCAAGGGAATTACGCAGGAAGGAGTTAATATAGGAGGCGGTCTTGTTGCTGCCTTGAATATATGGACGTGCGCCCTGGTGGGTTTCGTTCACACCGTAGAACTCATCGACGGATTTCTCACGGTGGTGTGACACGGCAGCGAATAAATAGTTGTCAACTTCTGACAATGCGAACTTAGGGTATATCTTGTAATTGCCTAAGCCGTATGTCCACCGTCCTACTGCAATGTTGTTAAAGTCTCCATAGTTAATCTGATCATAGGCAACATCCTTACGGGTGGTAGCAAGACGGCAGTGCTTATTCTCTAATGGTTCAAGACCTGCTACTGGCAACATACCAATACGCTTACCACGTGAGAACCTCCACTTAACGAAGTAATCACCGAACCAGTAGTAGTTCTTGATACAGGTCTTAGCAAACTCCTGTGCGGATGTTTCCATACCACGCTCTTGCCATGAGTTCAACCACTCATCCCACGCAGGCAGTGCAGTGTACTCACGTCGTAGCTTACCACCTTCTACAGTCTGCATATAAGCGCATGCTCCATTACCATACAGCATCTTAATCTCCTTGCTATATAAGCGAGGCAGCAGGCGGTTCTGCTTTATCTCCATCGTTACCTCTTCACACAGTGCGTTGTTCATACCACGCATACAGACCTGATAACCATTCACACTCATCCACTGGTGTTCATGTAGGCAAGTCTGTCTACCCTGTGGCACGAGTAGCCCTGGGCTGGTCGACAACTCTCTTCCTTCTCCAATCTGAAAGGAGAAGGTGTTGCCGTCCATGACGTAGAGTCCAGCGTTGCCGTGCAGTTCAATACTATCTGTCATAACCAATTTATCTTATGTAGTTTATATCCGTCTTGTGGGAAGCCCATGTATCTGATGAGGATGCGATAGCAAATCTTGGGGTTTCCCTCCTGGTCCTCGAAAAGAAAGAAATTCTCGGCATCTACTTTGAAGCAGTCTTGCGGTAGTTGCGTGCGCCACTTGCAATGTTCCTTAACTATCATCTTCTCACCTGCCATACCCTGTATGCGAGAGTAGGGGAAGAAGCAGATAGTGAAGTCACCTTGTGGTACTCTACTTATCTCCCTTGCCCATTGCATTGCATCAATGCCGTTCAATTCAATCGTCTTCTCCATTACTTGCGAAATTACTGAAAATCGCTGTGGGAACAAAGGACGATTTTCACCCCTCCCTGTCATATTTCCCAACTTTTGGAACGTTGCACCTCTTTTCCTCAATTCAGCGGTGCGTGATGATTTCCGTCATTCGTTTATTTTTGATTTTGATTTTCAAAACGTAAACAGCTGAAACACAACAAAGTAAGTTTTTGACCTATGTAAATAACCTTTGTTTTTGCCCTGTTTTGAACATTTTTTATATCAAATATTGGACATTATTGGGTGTTATATTGTGATGTTTTCAGGCAAATCATCAGGATAACTGCTTAATTCCTTCTTGATAAGGTCGGAATAAAGACCATATAAAAGGTAAATCATCGCACTTGGGAGCTGCGTTGTTAATCCAGGTCTTCGCTTGAGTTCCTCCTTCTTCTCTGAAGCTTTGTCGAGTTCTATTTTACCGTTGGTTTTCTTCAACGGACTAATCAAAATTGCACTGCAAAGGTTAGGGCATTCGTTCTCATCTATTCGCACCTTTGGGAGCAAGGGAAGTTTCTCGCCAAAAAGCAACTGACAAAGGCGGAACTGCTGCCAGTGGTAAATGGTCGGCGCGCCGTCGTTGTAAAGAAGAACTGAAAAACCGTAACTCTCTAAGGCTGCCTTCATTGTCAGTGAGTCAGTAGTTATCTGCTCTAATTCCTCACGTGTCTTGTTACCAGCACGGTCAGGATAAAGGTGTATTACCTTATTCACTGCATCCGTACCAAAGAAAGAATACACCTGCTGTGCAAGGTTCTGCTGGTCATCGGGTACATAAGCCCAAAACTCTTTGATGATGTCGAAGCGACTACCATAGTCTTTCTTCTGTCCAACGATGAGCGATTGAAAGTTACCAGGATCGTAACCAATGTAAAGCGGTTCACGCTTATCGTAGTGACGAAGATAGCGAGCGGTCAGTGTGAAGTGGTCCTTAAGGTTCAGCTTAAGTATCTGGTCATAGATGTAACTATCCTTGAACTGGTGTCGCTCGTGGTCGTAGGTGGTAAAGAACTTGTTAGTCACCTCTTTGTGACGAATAGCACAAATAGCCGTCAAGAACTCATCCATATCGAGCGTATCGAGCTGTGTCTTGAAGAACTTAGGACCCAAGATGTCCTTATTGCAGAATGATGAAGCACGGATATAGTAGATTGCGTTCCTTCTCATATCTGCTAAGCGTGGTTTCCATCGGGCAACAAAGGCATTAAGGCGTTCATTCTCCAGTCTTATCTTCTCCATCGTGACAGGATTCTTCGTGTTGCGAAGGTCCTGCTGAAGCATAAACTGCTTATAGAGCGACTGATTGATAGCAAGTGACACACTGGCTATTTCCTCAATGAGCTGTCGGTCCATCTTGTTTTCGTATTCCTCAAACCAATCGTCCTCACCGAGGTCGACACGTGCGGTATCACTCACACCTGTCACGCCTTCATAGTAAGCAGAGCGACGGATGTCAGCAGAACCACCACGAAGGGAAGGGAAGAGACGTGACTTGAGTTTCTCACCACTGTTATGTTTCATCTCCTCGACGAAGGCGTGCACGGCATTACGACCTGCGACACTTTCAGGCTGATCTGAAGATACTAATTGAAGGTGTGCACCATTGCGAAAGATGACCGAGTGCTTGGCGTAGGCAATAGGGTAGCGTGGTCGACGAAAGTGTGAGGGTAGCTTCGCTTCACCGACAACATAGTCGATGCCATACTCCAACATTGCTCGTTGCTTGCCACCTACGATGACAGGACGAGAGAACGAAGCCTGAATGTTAGGCCAGACGTTCGTCATCAGCGCAACATAAGTCTTATGCACAAGGAACGAGAGTTCACCAGGCATATCATTCGTAACACGGATAAGACGAGGAACGATAACGCCCTCCGTCTTACCCGTTGCACGAGCCCACTCAGCATAGAGCATATTCGGGTCGATGATATTCGCCAACAGCTGAACACGGTTCATGTAATAGTGTTCAAAGTCGACTGTAGGCTGTTCGTTATTTATTATTTCATCAGTCATTTTGAATTTCCTCCACTATTTCAGCATCTTGAATATCAGCATCACGCAGCAGTCGTTTCTTCTCCTTCTGCTCGATAGGCAGCGAGTCGATAAGCGTAACATAAAAGCCTTGATTGTGTTTTGCTGCAATGTCCTTAAGACTCTTCTTTGAGAAGCCAAGTTCCTCAGCTGTGATGCTTGGTGTGATAATGAACGTAACACCAAGGTCTCTATCGGCTTCGGAGATTTCAGAAGCACGACGACGACACTCCAGCGCACGTTCGTAGCACTTGCCTTGTGTCTTATAGTCACCAGCCAAGGCACAGAGCTTAGCAAGGTTCTCAAACTGGTTAGCGTACTGATTCTCCCAGATCTTGATGGGTACGTTGTTGTCTACCTGAAAGTAGTTGATAGCTTCATAGAGTCGAGCCATACAGGTGCGCTGCTCTATCTTGATACCTTGGTTAGCATTGATGCGCTGTTGCAACTTACGAGCAGCACGAGTGATGCTGCGTTCGTGCTCGTATATTTCCATTGCCCACTGCAATTGCTCCAAGAACTTCTGTAGTTCTTGGGGAATAGCATCGCACTTGCCAGTGGCAAAGAACTGCGATATTAAGTCGGGGTGTATCTGTTCGATACGGTCAAGTTGTGTCATACGCCAAACAAGTCTTTGCGCAGCTGCTCCTCCTTTGCCTGCTGAATAATCTCACGCAGTTCCTTCACGGCTTCGGTGCTGCCATCCTTAGCCATTTCAACGAGCTTGTTAAGGATAGCACGCATATCTTCCGTGACGTTCACGAGCATTGCGATGTCTGCAAGAAGTTTCTGAATATCTGAATCCATAACGCAAAGATAGTCAAAGAGGAAAAACAAACAAAAGACAGACCATTTTCCTGACGTCAGGAAAAAGAAGCAGCGTGCCTCACGGCAGACTGCTTCACAATTTGAGAAATGCTAAAAAAAATTATATCTTCAGACGGCAATCGTGTCGAGTATGCCGTTGTATTGTTCGAGTGCTTCGAGGTAATTGTCGATGGCTGCCGTGTCAGTGGGGGCTGCCTTAAATTGGTCCCACGCTGCGCGCACTGCACTATAAGCTACAGAGGGCGAATGAGTGAGGGCAATAGTCATAGCGCACCTCCTTCCAACCATTCAGCTACGAAGCAGGCAGCCAAGAGAACTACGAGGAACAGATGAGCGTAGCAGACCTCCTTATGCGTGAAACGCTCACCGCATAGACGTGAGAAAGTAGCTGACTCGCCATTAAACCACTGTGAGAACTTACTGCGCTTTTCGCTTGCCCAATCCTTGAGCGTGAACGACCGCTGCGCTGTGCGGAGGGTTGTTGGTTGCATATTGCATCATTCTTTTAGCATCCACGGAACTGCCGTGGCAGAGACACAGAGAAGCGGCTGCACATCCCGCTGCTAAAAGAATGATGTCTCTACCCGAAGGGCTTTGAAAATTCTACGGAAT